TCGCAATTATCCAGCGTTGGCTTCGGCCCCAATTCCACTTCGGGCGCTGGGGTCTGCTTGCGAAGTTCGGCATTCTCGCGGTCTAGTTCCTTGAGGCGCTCGCGCATCCGGCGGATAACCGCATTGTCGGTTTCGCCCTCGTCTTCGCCCTCGCCTTCCTCGAAAGCGGGCACGCCTTCGTCTTCGGCTTCCTCGCCCTCGCCTTCCTCGCCTTCCGGCTCGTCTTCGCCTTCCTCGCCGGGTTCGTCTTCCGGCGGTTCGTCAACTTGCATGTCGGGGGTGAGTTCTAGGGTGTCGTCTTCGTCTTCGGCCGGCTTGCGCTGTGCCATAAATCACCTATCTGCCTCGCCGCTTTCCAAGGCGCGGCGGTCGCCTGAATTGGTGATTTTACGGAAGCGCGCGCGGCGGCGCGTTTGAACATTTGCCGGGCTAGGTGCTGAACCGGAAATAGATATGTTCGCCGGGTATCGAGCCAAAGATTGCCAGCGCGTAGCTGGTGCCGTTTTCCGGCTCTTGCACGCTATCGGCAATCGCTTCCTCGGGAAGCAGCGGCCACTTCACTTCGCCCTCCGCGCCCATGACGCGGAACATGCGCTTCTTGAAATGCTCGGAGTCACTCGGCGCATGTTTAATCAGGTAAACATCGCCGCTGAAATTGATGCTGACAATGAACACGTTGAAGATAGCGGTTGCGCCAGGTTCATTGACCGGGTTGGGATAAAAGCGTTCGGAGATTGCCGCCGCGCCGGGCGGAATCGCCCGCTCGGTAAAGCCCAATTCGCTGCTAACCGCGCCGGGGTCGGCCGGGATTTCAAGCCGGCCCTCAAGCGATGCAATGGTCATAGCGGTGCCTCCAATTCATAGCCGCGCCGGATGCGCTGCGGTTTCGGCCCTTCGATTTCGGCTGACTTGCCGCCCTCGCCTTGCGGCCCGCCGCCGCCCGGCGGTTCGGGCGGCCGGTTGGCGATTTCGGAAGTCTCGGCGCGCTTCTTGCTGGCATCGGCAAGGACTTGGGTGGCCTTGGCCTTGCTGAGCGCGGTATCGGCCACAACCTTGCCGGCGGTGGCAACGTCCTTTTGCGCCTGAGCGCCAAGCGCCTGTGCCTGTGCGCCGGCAACCATCGCCATCGGGTCGGGTTGCTGGCCCTGTTGCTCGGCGGCCGCTTCCATTTCCGCCTTTTCTTCTTCGTTCGGCTCGACAAGGCCCATTTGGACGCCCTGCTTGCGCGCGAATTTCTGCAAGTCGTCCATGCCCTCGCCATCCTGATTCATGACGGCGGTAATGATTGCCGCGTTGGCCAATTCCATGTTCTGCGCCATCATCGCCACTTCGGCGGTTTTCAGTGAAGATTTCACCGTCTTGTCGCGCCTGGTCGTGGTTGCCTCGGTAACGTCCACGACAATTTTGTAGCGGCCCTTGGTGAAGTCGTTGCGGATAGTGAATTTGCCGCCCTTGTCGGTGTATGGCTCATGCAAGACGGCTTGGCCGTCCTCGCCATCCTCGCTCATGGTTTCGAGCGCGCGGCCAACCTCGAAATAGCATTCCTTGGCCATGCCAAGGTAAATCTCGCCCTCGCGCTGGACGCTCTGCCGCATGTTGTCGAGATAGATTTCGGACTTGGTATCAACGCGGGTGGCGGCAATATCCATCGCCTCGGCGGAAGTGTTGGCCACAACCTTGTCGGCACCGTCCTGAGTTTCCTCGGCCAAGTCAGCGCCGGCGATTTGCAGCAAGAGCGCCGTAACCTGGTTGAGCGTCGGCGGCTGAATCATGCCAATCGGCCCCATCGCCGCAATCTGCCCGGTGGCGGGGTCGATTGCCGGGTTCACAAGCGCGTAGGGGTGGCGCTCCTGCTCCTGCTTGCTCCACAATTCGCGCAAGTGCGGCGGCATCTGCTCGGCAAGGAATATCGGCTTTTCGCGCGGGCTAAGGCTGTCGGTTTCGGACAGCTTGGCAACCCGGCCGTTGTAGATGCGCTGGGCATCCATCAGCTTCGACACATGGCCCCGGAACCGCTCCTGGTTCTCGACATACCAACGCTTGCCGTAAACCGGCACAATCGGGATATTCGGCCCGGCGATTTGCCCGCAATCCTCTAGGATTTCCGCGCCGCTCATAAGGTATTTGTGGACTCGGCGGCGCTCGCGCTGCTGGCTCGATTTCTTCCAGCCCATCGACTCCAGTTCGTCTATCTGCTCGCTTTCAATCTCGCTTTCCCAATGCCGCTGCTCGCCGTCCGTCAGCACATGCTTAAAGACAAGCAGCTTTTCCTTTTTCTTTTCGACTTCGTAATATTCGCACTTGACCACGATATCCGGCGCGAACCATTCAAAATTGCTGGCAATGGAATCCTCTGGCCAATCCGTCGCCTTGCCTTCCCATTCTTCCTCGAAAGTGGCGCGGGCATCGGCCGTCAGGACAAAGCCGAATTCGGCATCGGCCTTGTCATAAAGCTTGGCATTGGCATCGAAGAAAACGCGCTGGTCGGCATCGGCAATCAGCAAGCCAGGATTGACGCGCTGCTGGTCGTTGTCCTGTTCCTCGTCATCGTCATATTCGTTGCACAGCCGATACGCGCCAAAGCCGCCGGCGGCCGCTTCCTCAAACGCATTGTCGCGCGCCTGTTGGGCCTTGAAATGGTAGCTGTCGGCGCGGTGAATCCCGTCAAGCGTGTTGGCGGTTTCCGCATCGCTGTCGCCGCCGGCCGGGCGGAAGTCAGGCACGATTCGATTGGCGCGATAATCGCCAACGATTTTTTCCACGCCCTTGCTCAGCTTGTCGATTTCAACCTTGATGGAATTGGCAAATTGCTCGCCCCAAGCGCCTTCCCACATCGCGCCTGGAATGCTGATGAACCGGCGGCACGCCAGCGCGTGCGCGCGGATATCCGCCTGTGGCGTGGCGCTGTCATCAAACCGCTTCAAGGCGCGTTCGTGGATTTCCGGCCAATCGGCGGGTGGAGCCGTGCCTTCCGGCTCGTGTTCGTCGTTGTCGTATTGCCGTGCTGCGGTTGCCATAGCCCGCCATGATAATGGCCGGCGGCCTCGCTAGCGTTTGAACATTTGCCCGCGCCTCTGTATGCTGGCGCTTCGCGTTACCGGGATGCTGCTAACGCTGGCCCTGCATCTTTCCTCCCGGTTCGGTGCAGGGCCAAAATTTTATGCAATCCGCTGCCCGGATATGCGTGGATAAGAGTCCACGCGCTGTATGAATATGCAAAAGGCCCGGCGCGCCCCTGCTCGCACCGGGCCTCCGCTTTAATCGCCGGGCTTAGCCCCGCCCCGGCGACTTCAAACTGGGTGCCGCCGGTCGCCAAGCGTTGCACTTAGCGCCGGCGGCGGGACGGACGGCCAAAAGGCTGCTTTGGCAACCTTGCTCGGGTATGCGTGGAGAGGCTTTTGGGCCTTTCCGTCCGGTCACGGCGGGAGGGGTCATTTTGCCGAATCGCCCGCGCCGTGATTCCTATTTCTTTCCAACTCCCAATTTCTTGCGCTTTGTGCCCAAGCCGATGGATTTGGCAAGCATCCGCCGTTGCTCGGCATAATTCGGCGCGACCATCGGATAGTCCACCGACAAATTCCATTTGGCGCGATATGCCTCTGGCGTCATGCCGTAGTGCGTCATCAGGTGGCGTTTCAGCATTTTCAGCTTTTTGCCGTCCTCAAGGCAGATGATGTAATCGGGCTTCACGCTTGACCGGACAGGCACCTTCGGCACCGGCTTTTCCTCAACGGCATTGACCGGGTTAAGCTTGCCCAATGCGGTATGCACGTTGGCAATCAGTTGCGGCAAATCGTTAACCGCCACGCTGTTGTTGCTGACATGGGCCGCGACAATATCAGCGGTCAAAGTCAGCAAGGCATCATTGCCGCGCCGTTCGTGTCCATCCCAATGGTCGTCTGTCATTATTTTTCTCCCGGTTGGTGGACGCAATAGAAACCAACGGCAAAGTCGAGTCAACTATTGCCGTAGCGGCTAAATGCGCTTGTCAGGCCGGGGATGCTAATAGAATCATCGTCGCCATAGCTTGCCGGCACATGGGTAAGCATGACTTCACTTAGCGCCCAAACCATTGCATCAACCCGGTTGGGCGACCCCTCGCCAACATAGCCTTCGCTGGTCATCAGCACCATTTCATCTTCAAGTTCGGGAAAGCCGCCGACTAGATGAACGCGGCCCTGCTCAAACATCGCCGCAATCGGTTCGGCGCGCGCGACCTTGCCGCGCGAAGCCTTGACTTCCTTGTAGGGCACCGACGCATCGGCCGTCTTAATCACCGCCTTGACCATTGCCCCGCCATAGTTGGTTTCCGCCACTATCCGGTCGGCTTCATGCTGGTGATAGGCGGTTATCGCGCGCCGCGCCCATGCGTCGGGTGACAGCTTGCAAGTGAAGTCGGCCATGACATAACCGCGCCCGTTCATTCCCCGGCCGGCCACGATAATGCCGATATCCGCGCCCTCGTCTTCCTCGCCGCTGGTGCCGGAAGGGTCAACGCCAACCACAACCCGCGCCATTTCGGGCATCGCCGCTTGCTTGATGCGGCTATCGTCCAGCACAAGCCGCGTCCACAGCGCGCCGGGGTAATCGTCCAGAATC